CGCTCTACAGGCGCGCCCTGAACCTCATCCCGGATTGCAAAAATCCGGCGCAGAGTTTCGGGGGCTTCATTGATGGAAGCGGGGACGCTGGCAATATGATTGCCTGTCACAGTCAGGTATCGAGCCGACGCATAAGCCTCAATCCCGTGACCTTTTAGATTGAAACTGTCAAAATGCTCGGCGCGGGCAAATATGCGAATGCCTCTGCCAGACGGTGAAATCTCGGCATAGGTCTCGGCGAGGTCGATCAGTTCTTTTGCGAGGGGCGAGAGCGCCCCCGCCTCATCGATGCAATTGTCCAGATCGATGCCGACGAACGGGTCGCGCGCCGTCAGAACAAAGCCGACGCCGGCAAATTCCCGCCTGTTTGCGGTGCGGAGCGCATGTTCGAGCGTACTCCAATTGAATGCCCGGTTGATGGAGGCGCCGAACCCGGTTGACGGGTCCATCGGCACCTTCGTCGGCTTCCCGTCGCCGCGCGCCTCATAGCGCCAGCAGACCCACTGCTTGTATCTGGCAAGCTCCTCGATGGCGGCAAGCGGCGGCAGATTGATCTCTGGCATGGCCATACTTGCGCTCCTCAATATGGAATTTTGTCGGAGCCGGTCAGTTCGGCGTGCGCTTGCGCCACCTCCCACGCCAACTGGGCGCGATAGACCGCGATCATTCGAAGGCAGAAATTGTCCCATTCTTTTTCAGAAAGGGCGGCCATGTCGGTTTTTGAAAGCTCGTCCAGATATTGGCCTGCTGCGGCACCCGCCGCACTGATGGCGTTTGCCTCACATTTATCGTAGCGGTTCTGGCTCATGTGATAGGTCGCCCGTGCAAGAGAGAGGCAATCTGGGTCATCACAGACCCAGAGGATGCGAGAATTGCGGGTCGGCGGCGCGTAGCCGTAGCCCTGCGCGCGAGACGCGCAGACGCCGCAGACGCCGGGTGTGGTGCGTGCAGGCAGGGTCATGGCCGGTACGCCATCACGGCTGCGATGATTTCGGCGGCGACTTGCGGGACGATCGCGTTACCGTAGCCGCGCAGTCGTCCTACCCGGCTTGGGGCTCCGGTAGTGATGGGAAAGGGGACCACGATCTCCCATTGTGAAGCATCAAAACCCAGTCTGAGCCGATCTTTCGCTTCTTCGCCAAGGGATGCCCAAACTTCCTCAATCGGGTAAGATGGGTCGCGCATAGACCCAGCTTCATGGATGGCGCGTTGCAGTGTTTGCAGGGCACTCGCTGTCCTCCGGTCTCCGTAAAGTTCGGCGAGTGAGCGCGACGGTGGCAGGAGGCGCACAACGTCATCAAGTTGGACGGCGAATTGTTCGACCAGTCCTCGTCCTTGTGATGCACATGAAGCCGGTTGCTCATCTTGCCGCACGTTTCGCACGCTGCCATTGCTTGACGGTGCGCCTTCATTCTGCTGTGGCTCGGACTTGAGCAACGATCCTTCTGTTGGCCCTTCGCCATGCAAGACTGATCGCAGTACATCCTCCGCTTGAGCATTGACGGGCTTTCCAGTACCCCACTGGAAAATCGTTTCTGACGAAGCGGCTCGCCGCAAACCTTGCAAGACTGCATTCAACCTCTCCTTTTCTTGGTTGGCTGCGGGGCGCATTCGCTCCAAGCCGGCGGATAACCCATCAACCATTCGGACATGGATGGATCTAACTGGCCGCCACTTTCCATCCCGGCAGAAGAGCCAGTCAGCATCTGCCCAGAAGCCGTTAGTCGCGCTGGCCCCACGAACTTCACCGCGTGTTCCAGCGAAGCCGTGTGCTTCCGGCCGTCCGCTGTCCGGCCCGTGATGTCCATCTTCTCGATGCTGACTGATCGCCCGCCGCTCGGCGTGTTCGGCGTCGGCCATCCGGTCATCTGTACGAAGTCTCGAAGATCGTTCGCGTGAGGCCCCAAAGCCCGCGCCATCGCTTTGTCCGGGTCTTTGTACTCCCCGCCCGCCGCTTCCTTGCTGGTTGGCGTCGGCCATCCGGTCAAAGGGACCGTTTCCGACAACCCCATCATTCCCGGACGAACCGACACCTGTCCGCCCTTGATCGCGTCCGTGCTTGTCGGCGTCGGCCAGCCCGACCCACCAGAGCCTTTGTCTGATATGCGGGGCGCCGAGGCCCGCAGCGCAAATATCGACAGCCCCGACGGCGTAATCCGATGCTTCCAAGTCAGCGCGTACAAGGTCGAGCCAGCCGAGACCGTCGCGACTGGCAACCTGCTCTCCAGCCACGACTGGAGGGCGGCACTCCGCGATGAGGCGATAGAAGTCGGGCCAGAGGTGGCGATCGTCGGCAACGCCTCCGCGCTTTCCGGCCGCACTGAAGGGCTGGCAGGGGCAAGACCCTGTCCAGATCGGTCGGTCGTCAGCCCAGCCCGCGAGACGGAGCGCAAGCCCCCAGCCGCCGATGCCGGCGAAGAAGTGGCACTGGGTGAAGCCTCTGATGTCATCAGGGGCCACATCGACAATTGAGCGTTCATCGACTTCGCCATCGGGGATGTGTCCTGCTTGGATGAGGTTGCGCAGCCATTGGGCGGCAAAAGGGTCTATCTCATTGTAATAACTAGACATCACGCCGCCTCCGAACGTTTGAATGTGCGCCCGACAATCTCGGGATAGCGGCCATTGATGCGGACCTCGATCGTCGCGGGTCTGACGAGCTCGTTGAACCGCTCCAGCGCCTCAGTGACGGTTGCCGGCGGAAAGCCGCCCTGATGCTTGCGCCACCAGACTTCCGCCTTTTGGCGGGCAAAGCCGGTATGCTCGAAGCAGATCCACTCGCTATGGGCCTGAATGCCGCCCATGTAGGTCACGCGCAAACTGTCGGGCGCTCCGACCTTTGAATGTCTGGCGGCTCGCCAGTCATAGATTTCAATGCCGGTCGGCTTCACGATCTCGGTCGAAAGGATCGGCACGATTTCTGCCGTCGCCTCGTGCTTGGGCTTTTCGGTGACAGGCCAGACGTGATGACAGTGCGGGCATTCGGCGGCTCGAATGGCGACAAGCGCCTCACAGGACGGGCAGGTTTTGGCGTTGACGCTTTCGACCTTGACCTTGGTTTCATCCTCGCCTTTTGACTTCGGCGGCCCTCGGTCAATGGTGGCAATGTCAACCGGACCATGACGGCGAACGTTGCCGGCGAAGTCCAATATCAATGCGTTGGCTTTGCCTTCGGCCTTTCGAGTGCCGCGGCCAACCATCTGAATGTAGAGGCCGGTCGAGAGCGTGGGGCGCAAGAATGCGATCAAGTCCGTCGCGGGCGCATCAAATCCGGTTGTGAGCACTTGGGCATTTGTCAGCGCGCGGATATGCCCCGCCTTGAACGCCGCGATGATGCGGGCGCGTTCCATGGGCGGCGTGTCGCCGGTGACGGTTTCGGCGCTGATGCCCATGGCGCGGATGGCGTCGCGGACGTTCGCCGCGTGCTTGACGCCCGTGCAGAACACAAGCCATGAGCGGCGGTCGTGGCCATAGCGCAGCATTTCCGCCGCCGCGGCTCGTGTCACGTCGGCATCGTCTGCCGCCGCCTCAAGAGCGCCTGCGACGAATTCCCCGCCGCGCTTGGCAACGCCTGAAACGTCGATCTCGGTTGCCGACGCCTTCGAAATCAGGGGCGAAAGCCAGCCATCACGGATACCGGCGCCGATGCCGTAGGAATAGACTGTTTCATCAAAAAGCCCGCCCTTGTCGAGCCTCCCGGAATCCATGCGAAATGGCGTGGCAGTGAAGCCGACAATGCGAAGATCCGGCCGTTCCCGGCGCAAGTCTTCAAGCAACCGCCGATACATGCCGTCGCCCTCGCTCGGCAGGAGGTGGCATTCATCGACAAGCACCACGTCGCGCGGTCCAAGCGCTCGCGCCTTTTTGTAGACGGACTGGATTGAGGCGAATGTGATGCGATGGTGCGCGTCGCGTTTGCCAAGCCCGGCTGAATAGATGCCGGCTGGCGCGTCCGGCCAAAGCCGGATCAGGGCGCGATAGTTTTGTTCGACAAGCTCCCGGACATGCACAAGCATGAGCGCGCGCATGGAGGGGTATCCCTCCATGAGGTCGCGCGTCAGCTTGGCGATGACGACGGATTTGCCAAGGCCGGTGGCAAGGTCCACAAGGGGCGATCCGCCGCCATTGGACCAGAAGTCAAAGACGGCATCGACCGCCTCTTGCTGATAGGGGCGAAGGGCGATCATGCTGCCGCTCCATCACGCCAGATCGATCCATCGCGCATCCGGTATTCGACCCATTCCTCTTCCTCGCTCGCGTCGATCTGCTTGCCGGGAATGAGACCGGGAAGGTGGAGGTGGTTCGGGCATCCGGCGCGCTGTTGATCGGCATCGATGTGGCGATGATGCCGGGCGCACCACCAATCGCCATCGCCGCCCATGATGGGTTCTGAGTGAAGGCAGGTCCGGCAATTCGTGCGGGGCATTTCGCCGTCATGGCAGACGCCGCGCATGGAGCAGTACCGGCATTCCCATGCGACCTTTGCCTCGATGTCATCATGCAGCCGTGGAGGCGGAGAATTGGCTGTGATGATGCGCTCAGCCTTGGCAATCAGGGCAATCGCCATGGCAGCGTCATAGTGGACGCGCTCGACATAGATCTGTTCGTCGTCCTTGCAGACGGCGAGGTAGAGCGCGCGGTTGATGTCGCGCAGGTGCATGTAGACCTGCATCTGCGCCATGTGCATTGGCTTCGCCGCCGCGACACCCATGGCGGTGAGCTCCTTGAAAGACTTGGCACTATGGGTTTTGCATTCGAGGACGTGGAGGGCTTTCGGCGCCTCCGGGACGCGCTCGGCAATGCCGTCCAGGTGGCCGCGAAAATGGCCGCCTACCGCAGTGACGCCGATCTGTTTCTCGCCGTCTCGATCGTAGACGAGGATGCCGGCGCGGCGCAGGTCTTCGACCAGGCGCGCCTCTTGGACGTGGCCGGTCGCGAACAGGCGCAACATGCGCCCGCTGAATTTTTCCGGGGGCGTGGCCCATCGGAAGGCGTACCAAAGCTTGCGCTCGCATTTATCGCCGATGACGGACGCACCCAGATAGGTACGTTCGCCTTCGTCGTGCGCGGCCTCGATCGCGGCATAGATCGCGTCGGTAGTTTGCTGTGTGGTCGGGGGAAGGGCGGCCATCAGATGGCCTCCACTGGCTGGCCATCAGCATTGAGCGAGTACCAAGTTTCAGGCTTGATGCCATTCTGGCCAACGATGCCTGCCCATGCGTGGACTATGTTCCAATCGTCATCGCGGTAGACGAGGAAGAGCGCATTGCCTTCTTTGCCCATAACTTTGCCCCGAGTTCCCGTGGCAGAGGCAGCGCCCCGAGTTCCCGTGGCAGAGGCAGCGCCCCGATCGCCCGTGGCAGAGGCAGCGCCCCGATCGCCCGTGGCAGAGGCAGCGCCCCGATCGCCCGTGGCAGAGGCAGCGCCCTGATCGCCCGTGGCAGGGTTTGCCTCTGGCTTGGAGCGGTCAAAAACCCACTTGATTGCGCGTTCAATCAGCTGCGGCAGATGTAGTTCCGCCTTTATCGTGATCGAGCCCGATGCAATCTTGCTGTCGCCGCCGTCTCGATCAATTTCGCCAGAAAGCTCCACTTCTGCAAAACGTGATCTTGCGGGTGGGTAGTAACTGAAAACATCAAGCGGATGTTCACAGGCGTGGAAACCTGACTTGCAAACTTTTACTTCTCCGTCGTGCGTATAAGTCTGGCCAAATTCGTATTTAAATCCACGGCAAGACAAATTTTTATCAAAGCCCTTGTAGGCGATGATTGGGGGCGAAGCTGCTTCATTGTTTTCGGCTGGCTGCTTGACCTTTTTCTTAGCCATTATGCCGCCTCCTTCGCCAAAGCCTTGACGTTGATCCGCGTCGAGACAGTCTCGTTTTCGTATTCATCGAGCGCATCGCCCAAAAGCTCGCGCAGACGCTTCACATCAAGGCGCTTGCTTGCAGATGTTGAAGCCGTGACGATGAAATCTGATCCGCGCATTGATGACAGTTGGCGGCGCTTGAATTCTTCCTTGAGAAGATCAAGCCGCGCTTCGCGAGCCTTAATGTCGGAATGCGCCGTGCCGATTTCGTCGGCCAACATGGCGTCTGAGATATTGTGAAAATTGGACATGACTTGTCGGCCCGTCTCTGCAACGGTTGCCGCCTCTCTGGGTTGACGTTTGTCGATCTGGTCGAGGGAGGGAGGCGCGGACAGCTTGCCGGCGTGGCGCGCCTCCCGGCTTCATTACGCGACCTTTTTACGGTCCCACGGGCGCGAGGGCGGGGAGTTCGTGGCGGCTGGCGTGGCCGTCGAGGCGGGCTGGCGAGCGGGCGGAGCCGCGGCGCGAGCGTTGCCAAGCGGCGCTACCTTCGTCACCTTGTTCTTGTCGCCATAGGCCGCGTCTTTCGACTTCTCGATGCCGACGGTGATCGCCACGGGCTTCCACATCAGTTCGTCGGTATCGCTGATCGGGCCGAGGCCGAGTGCATCGGTGATCTGTTTCAGGAAACGCTGCCCGATGTCCTGAGCCGTCTGGTTTTCGTGGAGATAGTTGACCCGCGACCAGACGCGCCGCTTTTCGTGCGGACCATCAAGAATTTCCCACGTCAGATTGACGATCTGGCCGCGCCCGCTCTTGGCAACGACCACATCGCTTTCGATGATCTGGGCATGGTAGAGGCCGGACGGCAGGAGGTCTGTCGGCTCGCCGTCCGGCACGTCGTTCGGGTTGAAAGTCTGTCCAAGCTGCGCCATGTGCGCGTTCCTTTCGATTGTTTCGGGGATTTGCCGATCAAGCGGCCTTCTTCGCAGGCGCGGTTTCAGGCCGTGCCGGGAAGTACTGGGCAAGCGTCGCGTATCCTTCGCCACGCTTGAAATTGATCTTGTCGGGAATGCCGAAACGGTTCTTGGCGACGAAAGCCGGCCGGGGGGCGCAATAGATCACGCGATTGCCGCCACCGGCGCCGCGCACCCGGCTTGTCTTGTCCTTCGGATCGTCCGAGACAATCGAGACGTCCTGATTGCAAAAGAAGATGGCGTCCATCTCGTCCTGAAACATCGCGATGGCGCGCTTTTGCAAGCGAATGTCATAGCGCTGATATTCGACGTTTACCGGGTCCGGCGCGGTCACGACGGACGAGTGAGCGATGAAGACAATGTTCATCTGGCGATCGAGCCGAAGCGCATTCGTCGCCTCAATCAGGTCGCGCCATTCCACCTCAGCGGCCAGATAGCCCTTGCCATAGCCAGGCTGCTCGATGTCGGTCCAGCGCTGCCGCTCGCACGTCTTCGCCCATACCCAAGGTTCGAGCTTGTCGAGGCTGTCGATGACAACGGTCTGGCGATCGTGATCGTCTGAATAGAGCGCGCCAAGCGCATCCATGACGCCCTCATAGCTGCCCAATTGGTCGCGCTCCCAATGGGGAGGAACGTCAGCAAGATCGTTTGGAAAGCCGTTCTCGATCTGCAAAAAGACGGGGTTCGGGAATTCAGCCGCGAGCGTCGTCTTGCCCAAGCCGGGCGGCCCATAGATCAGAATACGCGGCGCTCGATAGGCTTTCGTCGTGGTGAGGGACGCGAGAGATATCGCCATAGGTGTCGTCTCCGATGATTGGCGCTGTGATCGTCCATCCGCCTGGCGCGCCGTTTTCGGTGGCAGGAT